GATTTTGCTTCGCCAAGGCTTGGCAGTACTGCACCTTCTGGGGGTTCGAGGATCGAAGCGCCATCCCCACTCGAAAGCCGATATCTCCGGCAAGCGCGTTGTTGAAGAGCGGGGAGAACATCCCGGTGTCGGTGATGTTTTGAATGTAGAAAAGGTAGATGGGTGATGTCGCACTTGGCGGCAAATCACACAGGATCATCTGCTGGCCCGGGTTCGCGACCGATTGAACGATCTTGTACGGGATCTTCGGAATCGAGTACCCAATCCCCGCAGCGGGGTACCACCAGCTGTTCCAGTAGCTTGAGCCAAAGCGCTGACCGGCATAGGTCGTGACCGCGATCGCTTGCAGGCAATCGTTCGGATACTCATACGCATAGCGCCAGCCCGGGAAAGCGAACGTTGACCCAATGCTCCCCGGGGGGCCTGCGACACTCGCATCCGATGCTAAGATGACCGAGGTATAGGCAAACGGCCACGGCGCCATCTGCAAGAGCTCTTGCCGGCAGATGTCGTACCAGAAGGCGCAGGCCTTCGCCTGCTCGGTGCTATCGGGGGGATAGATCGACTGTATCTGGGTGGAAATCCCCAAATACGACAGCGCCATGTTGCATAGATCGACAGGAGCTAACGCGGTTACCGTAGTCATGCATATGCGATCACGGGTTGACCGTCCACTGCAGACTACCGACGTAGAGAAAATATCCGGTTTTTCCTGCGGTCAATGAATAGCCCGCATTGGTACTTGCGGTTCCCATCTTTCCACCCAAGGGCGGATAGACGAGTAAAGCGTTAGAGCCGTGATTCGCGATCACGTATTCTTCGCCGATGCCGACCCCGCCCGAAGGCAACTGAGCCCCCGTGCCGGACGCTACCGTAGTAAAGATCGATCCATCTTGACCGGAAGGAATGACGTAGGCCGTACTCTGATTCGTGCCCGCTGCCGTCAAAGCCAACGCAGGCTTCACTAACCACGCATTATTCTGCGGGCCTTGCGGAGTGGACGCGCCGAGGGTCATGAGAGATCCTTAATCATTGGGCATTTCCATCCACACAAGGCCCACGTCGATGACCCCGGAGGTCATCGTGGCATCGCAAGAGACGGCCGCGAAATACCCGGGAGGTACCGTAATCGCACCACCTAAATGGATGAGATTGTCGTCCGAGATTTCAGCGGTCAGTGCGGAAGTGCCGATTTGCCCAATCGGTAGAAAAAGCGTTCCGGCGGCCGAAACGGTGCCTTTGGCATACACCGAACAGAGCGGAGACGCTCCGCCCGTCCAAAGGTTCCCTGAGGTGGTCGCGGCCGTGGTACTCGTGGGCGCTGTCGAGGCCCCCGTCGTAATTCCTAATGCACAAGCGACCGTCGAGGCAGTTGTGAGACCAAACGACACCGCAAGCAAATAGGCCGTGACCCCTGAATGGCCCGATGCAGAACCGTTATAGAGAAGAGGCCCCCCTGTGCCCGCTGCGGTCGTGTACACCACCATGGAGGTGATGACTGCGTTTGCAGAGAACACCGCTCCACGGCCTCCCAAGAGCGGCGGAGGTGAGATGCCTTGAAGCACTAGTGACTCTGAAAGTCAGGATGCGGGGAATAAAAGGCCGTGCCGTCCGGAGCCTGCTTTTGAATCACCGGAACGAACGGGCACCCGGGCCAGTAGTCCTCCATCGAGACGTGGAATACATCCCCGGGTTTGCCTTCTTTCGGACCGAAGTGATAGCCGTTCAAGTCCCAACAATCCTGGGTCGCTTGAACGAGCCCTTCGTATCGAACACCCGAGGTTGGCGTTTGAGGGCGCTTCAAGTCCTCAATCTGCTGCCTGGCCTCGGCAAGTTCACGAACAAGACGGGCGGAGTCGATCGCCTCGGCAATCGCTTGCGCTTGAGGTTTGGCTTCCAACGCCTCAATGCGTGCCATCAAAGCCGAGAACCTGGCTTTCTCAGCTTCCAACTCCTCCGCCAGCACTTTGCGGGACTTATAGCCGGGAGTGGTCGGTTCGGTTTCATTTTCCATACTTGCCATCCTCGAATTTCATGCTGTGTTCGCCTTTCTCATGGCGCTTGATCCACACCTAGGAAGATCCTATTCCTCCCATTGAAATCCAAAGCTCACGTTGCTCGACGTGCCCACGGTATTGCCGCATCCGATCTGGTTGTACGCGGTACCCAAGGCGCCTCCGGAGACGCGCCATTCGCCGCCGATCGGAAGGACCACCACACCGCCACCGCCCTGGCTGTTCCAGTTCTGCTGGAAGAGGCCCGCAGGCGAGGAAGCCCCGGTCGCGACAGTGCCATAGGTGTTGCAGCTCGAATTCGGCGTGATGCCGGGCGAACTCGACTGAGTGGCAAGAGCCGTCGGGGTTGCGGGCGTGTTGTTGACACGCGCCCAGCGGGTGGACTGCGACACCAAGGAGGTATCCGAACCGCCCCACGAGATCATCTTGACCGAGGCGATGTCACCCGCGGTCAAGAGCGTGAGCACGATGTTGTTCAGGGTCGTGGCCGATGCAGTAGTAGCGACACCGACCTGGGATGATGTGAATTGTGCCATGTCAGTTCCTTACTTGATCGTGAAGCCAGAGGCGTAACCCTGGACGACGGAGTCCAGATCCTTGCCCAACCAGGCGACGCAGGAGCCTGCGGTCAGTCCCGCGGTGCCAACGACCACCTGAACACCGATGTACTGGGCATAGCTCGCCGAGCGCGGGACGCGTGCAATCTGCCGGTAGCCCGCAACGAACGTCGCTTTGCCGATAGCGGTGAAGTCGTAGATCACCGTCGGGCTTGCCAAGGTCGATGCGGACTGCGTGACGAACTGCACGTCCAAGGTCGCAGAGCCACCGGAAGTGACGGCCGTCACCCAATCGATCACGAGCCACAAAGGATCACCACCACCTAAATCACGAGCGGTGTTGACGTTCCCGGAGAGCTGCGTGTCGTTCGCGGTGAGTTCCGTCAAGTACCCTGCAAGCGGGGACGTGTCATAGGTGTTCGGCAGGAGGTAAGTCCCGGTGCTGCCGGTCGGAATCGCATAGGCCGAAGCCGTTGCGGTGTAACTGAAGTCACACTGGACATCACGAATAGTCATGTGAGGCTCGCCTCCGTGTTCAAAATCTGGTCCACCTTACGGAGGGGAATGCCTAAGAACTTGTACTCGATCTGAGTCAAACCCTCCTCGACGGACAGTGCGTAATTGGACTTCGCCAGGGCCTGAATTTTCAGGATGGAGAAGATGGTTCGGTTCATGTAGAACGCGCATCGGCCGGCGGTGAGCGTCGGTAGACGATCGATCATGCGGCTCATCAGGTTGATGAGGTCCGAAGCGATGGTCCCTGAGGAGATCGTGGTCCCGACCTGAGCACGGACGACATACCGCCAGTCCGCAACCGCCAGGCCGCACTTCCACTGCCAGTGCTCGCGGTAGGCCATCATCCGAGCGCCACCGATCCCAGCGACGTTCTCGACCACCTGAAGCCCCAGATCCTCGTGGATCAAGCCCGCCTTCGAGCCCTTCGGGAAGATGCCGTAGACCGTATTCGGTCCCCAGCAGACGAGCCAGATGGAGGTGTTGGTGGAGGCGACCTGAGTGCCCAGAAGTACGTTCTGAGCGAACTGGGTGTTGCCCGAGGTCACACCGTTCAAGCGCGGGGAAAATCCCCGAAACACCGCAGGAGCCAAGGTCGGATCGCCGTACATCAGGATCTGCGCGAAGGCCTGGTTCATCGATTCGATGAACCCATCGGCCTCTGACATGCGAAATGCCGCATCGTGGCCGTTAAGCTCGACGATGTCCCGGTCGATTTCCAAGAAGCCTTCGATGAAGGCACACGCTTCATCCACTGGCGTGGTGGTGGACTTCGATGGCGTGATGCCCTGGTTCAAAGAGCGCGCCATCACGGACGGCAATCCAGTCCGCTGGACAATGCGATGACCGGTCGGAAGGTTGCCCTCCTCCCAGTGCATGTCCGGAATCACTTCATTTTTCTGGGCGAGCAATTCCGCGATGATCGCGATGCGCCCCTCCGGATCGACACGACTCGCCCAGTCGGCGAGTGTGACGACGTTGGTACCGACGACAACCTGTGTCACTTAAGCACTCCTAGTTCGTTTTCATGGACTTGCCGTAAAGCGCCTTGCCGGCTTCTGCTCGGCTCATGGGTCCACGGCGTTGGGGTGCGGACGGCACGGAGCCTCTCTCGAACTCGTCTTCGGAGAGTCGCTCGCCGATTTCCCGCATGAAGTTAACGAACGTCGGATCGTTCAGCTGATTCTTGGCAAATTCTCGAAACGAGGGATCAATGGAGGAAGCCC